ATTGAGCAGAGGTAGAGAAACATGGACAGGTAATGGTGTGAAAACGCTTGACATTTGCAAGTTTATAGAGTATACTATTGGCATAGAAAATAACAGTATAATTGAAGACATCATTATTGATGTCAATTTGGAGTATGGTAATGATTGACTTTTTATGGGTGGAGAAATATAGACCTAAAACTATTTCAGATTGTGTCCTACCAATTAGGATAAAAGATATCTTCCAAGAGTATGTTAGTCAAGGTGAAATATCCAACATGCTTTTATGTGGGACTGCTGGTACAGGTAAAACCACGGTGGCGAAAGCACTTTGTAATGAACTTGGTTGTGACTACATTGTTATCAACGGTTCGGATGAAAGTGGTATTGATGTATTGCGTACCAAGATAAGAGACTTTGCTAGTACAGTTAGTTTTGAGAGTAAACCCAAAGTTGTCATTATGGACGAGGCGGATTATCTAAATCCAAACTCAACACAACCAGCACTTAGAGCTTTTATTGAGGAGTTTTCTGGCAATTGCAGATTTATTTTTACATGCAATTTCAAGAATCGAATCATCGAACCTCTTCATAGTAGAACATCTGTTATTGAATTCAAACTCAATAAAGATGAGAGACAAGAAATGGCTGGACAATTCCTCAAGAGGATGCAGTCTGTTCTAGACGATGAGAATATAAAATACTCAACACCAGTTCTCGCTGAGTTATTGATGAAATACTTCCCAGACTATCGTAGGGTATTGAACGAACTGCAAAGGTATTCTCGCGGTGGTGTAATCGATGAAGGTATTCTAAGTAACATCGCTGAGATAAACACTAAGGGATTGATTGACAGTCTCAAGGACAAGGATTGGAAGAAGATGCGACAATGGGTAGTCAACAATGTTGATAATGACCCACAAGGTGTCTACAGGAAGGTCTATGACGCTCTTCTTGATAAGGTGAAACAAGTACCCCACTTGGTACTATTGATTGCTGACTATCAGTACAAGAGTGCATTTGTGGCAGACCAAGAGATTAACTTGACCGCGTGTCTAACTGATATCATGGCGAGTGTGGAATTTAAATGATTGAGGGTTTAGGTGAACCAGTAAAGACTTATGATGCTGAAGAGTTCAAGGTAAAGAAAAAAGCAATTAGTCCCTTTGACTTTGTGAACAGCATCAACTACTCCAAAGAAAATTTGATTGTAGATGATTGGTCTGAGAAACAATACAATGCTTTTATTATTAACAAGTCATTGTCTCATGGTGTTGATACTGTGATTGCTGCCAATGAAATGAATTCTAGGACACACCTAGATACAAAAATGCAGTATGATTTTTTGCGTGGTATCATTCGCAAAAAGAAAAGATTTAATAAGTGGTTAAAACCAGAGAAAGAAGAACATCTGGAAATTGTAAAAGAATACTATGGTTATAGTAATGTCAGAGCTCAAGAGGCGCTTAGGCTTTTAAGTGATGATGATATAGGGAGAATGAAAAAGCGTTTAACACGCGGTGGAAAATAGTAAAACCATAAATACTTTCATATTAATTAACAAAATTATGAAGGTAATATCATGGTGGATGATTTTTTTGACATTGATTTCCCAGACTACAAACCAGTAGAAATTATTTTAGAAAAGGAAGATGACTTCCTAAAGGTTAGGGAAACTTTGTCTCGCATTGGAGTGGCATCTAAAAAGGACAGGACATTATATCAGTCTTGCCATATTCTCCATAAACAAGGTAGGTATTTTATAACTCATTTCAAGGAACTCTTTGCTCTAGATGGCAAAGAAGCAGACTTGACTGAGAATGATTTGAAACGAAGAAACGCAATCGCTAAGTTATTAAAAGATTGGGGTTTAGTTAAACTTCTGGACGAATCAATTGAAGACGATATGGCTCCGATGAGTCAGATAAAGATTTTGTCCTTCAAAGAGAAGGATGAATGGACGCTCGTTACGAAATATAATATCGGGCGGAAACGATAACCCTTGAAGAAAAGGAGAAACTTCATGAAGAAGGTGTTGGCAGCTGCGGTTGTCATTTTGGCTATGTTTATACCAATGGAAGTCTTAGCAGGCCCACAAGAAAAAATGCACATGACTTGTAAAGATCAAATAAGATTGACTCTAGAAGGTCGTGCTGTCCTACGCGGTATCAATAACAATATGGATACTATGATAGGTAAATACCGAGTCAGAAATTCAAATGGTGCGAAGTATGTCAATTGTGTATACGACAAACTGACTGGCGGAGTAACACTCATTGATAGGGATACAAAATTACAAGTAGCATTAGTTGCACAATTGTAAATTTTTTGCTTGAAAAAGAAAAAATAGTACCCAGATCATATAAATATAGTAGTAGATGCTCAAGGGGAGGTCTACACTTTAACTCGCTTAATTAAGGAGAAAATTATGAACACATTAAGCACACAAGCGCATTGGGATCAATTGGTCAATGCATTTCCACAAATCCGAAGACAATTCGTAGGGTTCGATAGAGTATTTGATTTACTCAATCATAACTTTGAAACGAATGTCCAAAACTTTCCACCTTTTAATATTGAAAAGATTGACGAAGAGAATTACGAGATTCACATAGCTCTCGCTGGATTCAAAGAGTCTGATTTAAATATTGAAGTGAAAGAGTCAGTCCTTACTGTCGAAGGCAGTCAAGAGCCTGATGATGAAATTGAGTTTGTGCATCAAGGTATTGCCCAAAGAAAATTTAGAAGGAATTGGAGTTTAGCAGACACAGTTGTTGTCAAAGGTGCTAAACTTTCTGATGGCATTCTTAAAATTGCTTTGGAGAATCAAATCCCAGAGGAAAAGAAACCTCAAACCATAAAGATTAACACTAAGTAACTCACAGGGGGCGCAAGCCCCCCAACCTTGGAAGGAGAGAAATGAAAGAGCATTTAGTTTTTCGTAAGATAAATACTTACGGAATCTATTTAATATCGTTGGCGACATTTGGAACCATGATATATAGTTTAGGTACATTGATATAATTTAGAGGATTATTATGACAAAAAAGAAAAGTGAAAAAAAAGTATTAGAGGAAGTTGAAATTCCAGAACCAGAGATAGGAGTAGAGGCACCCAAACAAATAGTCGGTGCTAAAATTTCTGGCATGGAGGAGATAATTTGTTATCTTCAAAAAGATGACAAGGGTGGTAGATATATTATATACAATCCAGCAGTCATTAAGTATATTCCAACTGAGGGCAAACAAGGTCAATTTAAGATTGCGTTTGTTCCACAAAGTCCAGCTAGTACAGGAACCCTATTCGTACCATACGGTCAATTACAATATCTATACGAATGTAAAGAAGACTTGGTATCAGAATGGGTTGATAAGTTTACGCACACGGAATCTACAGGGACTAGAAAAAAACCAAAATTTCAAGGATAATTTGCTTGACATTTGATACACAATCGTGTATACTGTGTTTAATTGAAATTGGGTTTTATTATGTCTAACTTTTACACCTATGCGTGGCAATATGGAAATTCTATCCTTACTCGTGGAGTGAGGAATGGGCAGCGTTTTACTGAAAAACATCCATTCCAACCTACTTTATATGTTCGTGCGAATGGTGAATCAGAATTTAAAAATATCGATGGTCATCCTTTAAAACCAATTCAGTTTGGTGACAATAGTGACTGTAAAGAATTCCTAGACAAGTACTCTAAGGTAGATAACTATCCCATTTACGGTCAGACTGATTTGACCTATCAGTATTTGGCTTCCATGTATCCTCATGATATTGAGTTTGACCTCAGTAAAATGAAGATTTACTCAATTGATATTGAGACAACTGCTGAACATGGTTTCCCAGATACAGAGAATCCGATTGAAGAAGTTCTTCTTATTACAATCGTAGATAACCACACTAAAGAAATATTTACTTGGGGGTCTGGTGAATGGAAGCCAGGCGAAGAGACTAAAGACCTACCTGTTACATACACTTATTGTTCCGATGAGTACGACTTGTTGGAAAAGTTTATGACTTGGTGGGCACAGGATTATCCAGACATAGTTACTGGGTGGAACCTAGAACTATTTGATATGCCTTATTTGGTTGGTAGAATTGACCGAATGTTTGGCAACAACGCAAAAAACAATCTCAGTCCATATTCTATGACTCGTAAGAAAGTCATCAAGGGTCACAACAATCGTGAATTGTTGAAGGTTGACATGAAGGGTGTCATCCAACTTGACTACATGGACTTATACAAAAAATTTACTTACACTTTCCAAGAGAGTTAT